AGAGGAAACAATTTTAAATCTCCAAAAGAAAATATTTCTCGATATAAACCCTCATGGGGTTAACCTTCGATATTTCTCTTCAATTAGAGTCTCTTGACTACTCAACGAGGACAGGTTCTTCTAAAGGATCATACCAACCTTTCGGATAGCAGATCTCTAGAGTACCTTCCTCATAAGCCTTCTCGAGTGCGGAGTATGTCAACGTCAAAGGACGCATCTCTGCTCCGGGGTGCGATAGATTATACACCTCGATACGCTTGTTAAGATAATCGCGAGCATTTTTAAAATTGGTTTCTCCGTACATATACATCTCTCGGAGAGCCATTTCACAATTCACCCGTGTTGCTCCCTGAACATCATCACAACTCTTAATCCACTGAGGGATATTCCAAATTGTTTTGTGGTCCAGAGGGGCACGAATAAATCGATCTGGGTAGTTAGAATCAGGTTTGAATCCTCGTTTGAGGAACGTTACTTGTTCAGGCTTCTTAATTACGAAGTCAGAAGATTCTTTGTCAGCTGGGGTAATTTTCATTCCGATGTCTTTCATAACAGGAGCAATTGTCTTACCATTAAACCATTCTGTAACATATTTTGTTGATGACTTGACAATATCGTCGCCATATAGAGCTAGTTCAACGTTTCGCCTATAAAAGGTTAACATATCCTCACAATCTCTAATAGCCACGTTATTCTCATAAGCCAGCAATGAAAATACATAAAACATAATGATATCATGAATATCGCAATTGATCTCGGCTGTGATAGCACATCCAGAGCATTGACCACCAGTTTTGAGAAAGAGTCTACTGCCGACGATTAAGTAAGTGTAAACTAACTCTTGCATAAGGACATGACGGACTTTTCCACTGGGGGAATCGTCTTCATCGCCATACCACTTATTAACAATAGTTGCGTAGCGCTTCACAAACTCGGGGTGCAAAAACTGATCCCAATTTTTGTAATCAAAATCTTCCCATTGGTCTCCCTTCGATCTCAATCTATCATACAGTCCTTTCCAACCAGTTACGGGATCAATCCCTACGCTGGAAGGAATCTTTCCTGCTAGCGCATGCTGAGTTGCAGTGTACATGCCAAAATATTTTCGGATGAGGAGATTGTAATCCATTGGTAAACAAATAAATACCCTCGTGATGCCTTGTTCTACTCGGGCGAGTGGGCGCGTTTCGTCTTTAAGACATGCATAAGCAATAGACTCGACACGTTGACCATTCTGAGCAGACAATTCTCGTAATTCCAAGCGATCATTGAGGATGGACTTAGGAAAGTAAAGTTTCCTGCCTCCATCAGCAATGACCTCATCGAACCACTCGAATTTTCCATTGACACCAGTGAGTTTCCGTTGTTTAACAAATGGATAACCAGGGGATGTAGTCATATCAATTGGGTTGATTTTTCCGGGTATTCCATTAACCATCTCATCAGTTGTCAAAAGTCGTCTAGTTATGCCTGGAATAGAC